CGCTCGGGCGTGCCTATGTCGCCTGTATAGCGAAGCGTTCCGAACGGCCCTTGCTCGCCGATCTGGTTGACAAGGGCGGATTCGCGCACCGCCTCCTTGTTGGCCGCGCCCTGCGCGGCTGCCGTCGCGCCCGGATCAGGCGCGGGCGGCGGCGACGGACTTCTTTTGCCCATGGCCGTAATCACCGTATCTATGGTTGAACTCACGCCGAAGCATGGAGCAAATGACCGCGTGCGAGTTGTGTCCGAACTGGTGCCGCAACACCGCCTCTTGCTTCATGCCGATGCCTTTATTGAACCGAATCGCCCGCTCGTTCGCGTGCGGGATCGCGACCCATACCTTGTTGGCGCCCCATTCGAAAAACGGTATCGCGAACAGCGCCCTTATGATACCGCGCGTCGCCCAAAGCGGAGAGGCGGCCGCCATGCTCGCCTGCGCCGTCAGGGCGGCCGGCTGCCAATCATGAAAGATGACGACCGCATAGAGCCGCGCCGAGGCCGAGAGGCCGGACGCAACCCCCACCGCCAATGACGGCCCGAACGACTTGCCGACGCCAACGTGTGGTATGCGGCTGGCAACCCACTCGACAGCGGCGTTTTGGTCGCAATCGCGCACGAGAACGGGCATCAGACAAAGTGTCCAACCTCATAGAGGTAATCGACGGCGATGATGCTCGCGCGCGTCGTTTGGGTTGACACGCGCGACCGCAGGCTGGCGGCGCGCCCTATGCCGGATACTCCGTCCCACTCGGCGTTGACCTCGTCGCCGCCCCACACGCCGCTGTCCCAAGTCGCCGAATCCCAAACGCCGCCGCTGACGTCGCCCGCCGAAACGAAAGAGGCGACCGTATCGATCTTGTAATCGATGTTGAGGTCGTGCGCGATGGCGACAATGCCATCCACCTCAAGAATGGGTCGGCAAAGCGCGAACAGCTTGATGTGCGACGGGTCGCGAAAATCGGTAAACGCCGGCACGACATCGGCGGCGATCGACGTGCCGTTGTCGCTCGTCCCCCTGTCCGCGATGTAAACCTTGCCGTCAGTACCGCCGAAGTAGGCCACGCCATTCAGCAGACCCCAGCACCGGGCGTTCATGCCGGTGAAGCGGCACGGCGCGCGCGTTATCGTGTTGAATACGTACTGATGAAGCGTCGCCGCTGATGTTGGGATGTTAACCAGAAGCCACTGCCCGGCCGGGTATATGAATGGCTGCCAACCGAAGTTGGCGCCGTAGGCGACGACCGCGTCGGCGAATTGCTTGTCGATCTGTTGGGAGACGGCGATTTGCGGTTGCTGGCTCTTGTCCGTTTGCAGCGCGGACATCGGCAGGAAACCCGTCTCGGTAATGATTAGGAGATCGCCGGCCGCCTCGATCAGGCACCGGCGCCCGATGGGCTTTCCGATCCGGTAGTTGCCGACTAGGGACCACGTTGACGCAGACGCGGGGTCAATTCCGGCATAGACGATGGCCTCGCCCTCCGACGTGACGAATACGGCATAATCCTCCGGTCCGGCACCGCCGTCGCGCGTCCAGGTTCCCATCGCCATGACGTAGCCGCCGAGGTGAGCGACGCCTTCAAGAAAGAACTGGGCGAAAGCGCCGCCAATGGCGCGCGCGCCGCCGTACCAGAACGACAACGAGTTGATCTCGCCGACGAATAGGCGTTCCTTGAACGCATTGCACCAAATGAGGTTGGCGACCGTCGGTCCGGTGATTGTCGTGTTCGCCCAAGCCGCGCCATTGTACGTGCGCGGCGTATCGGCGCCGTTGCACATGAACAAGTATTGCGTGCCCGACGAGCCGAAGTTCAGGTGTTGCCACCGGTTGTTGGCGAGGCCGCTGAGTGCCGCCGCACCGACGGCGCCGGCGGAGGTCACGTCGTAAATCTTGCTGTCGGCGGCCGCAAACATCTTGTTCGACGCAAGGCCGTTGTAGATGAGAAGCGAATCGACGTTTCCCGTCATCCCCGTGGCATGAGACGAATAGCCGCGCCGCGTGGTGATCTTCGACGTGCCCGGGAACCAATTGTCCATGACGACCGCGTCCGTTATGGGCATGTCGGCGATCGCATCGCGCGTGTTCCAGCCGCCGACGGGCGCCGACACCCGGCGCGAGCGCTCGATGACTGGTTGTGCCTGTACGGCCGGGCGTTGCAAAAGCATCAAAGCATCCAATCGCCTTCAGGGACGATGAAGCCGCGCCTGACCTCTCCAAAGTCCGCGTCGCCGTCCATGCTCAAAGTGCGTCGCGGCCCATCGTTCATGAGACGCTGCCGCACCTCGGCTTCATACTTGGAATAGTCGGCCTGCCAGGTCGCAAAGCCGCGCGACTGCTTGTAGCGCCAAATGATGCCGAGCCTAATGAGCTCCTCGGGAAGCACGCCAACGTCGGAATCGGTCAGCCAGTCCGATTGCGCGGTGCCGCCGGAGGATTGGCAAAACGTGTTCTTGACGTAGCCGAATGCAAACGTGTCGCCGGCGGACGGCACGGGATTCAACAGGATCGCGTCGGCGCGCTGGGTAAAACTGTCCGTCGCCGGCGAGGTCGTCCATCCCTTGGTCTGCTGCCATTCCTGCGGCGTCAGCGGGCCGACGAATGGCCTATGCCGCGAGCGGTTCCAGAACGTGCCCGGTATGAAGTGCGAGAAGTCAGACGGAAGGATGCTTGTTTGGGTCTCGGTCGCCACGCTGGTAAAAGTACGCTCGGCGCCAAGCAATTGATGCCAGCCGCGCCGGAGAAGCGAACGTGCCTCCTCGCGCGCCAGGAGCAGAAGCCGGCGCGCGTCTACCGACGTTTGCCCGACGATCGCGGATGGATGGGCAATGCCGATCTCGGTCGCGGCGTCCTGGCACAAGGAAAGAAGCGTCATCCGGCGGCTCCTTTTGCCGCATCTTGCGGCTTCGCGCGCGTCGGACGATCTGTCGATAGCGCGACGACGGCCTTCTTGAGCTCGGAAATTTCCTGAGCCATCGTCTCAATCGTCCGATCCTTCTCCACCATCGCCTTGGCGACCACGGCCTCGCCTTCGCGCGCCAACAGAAATGCACGGGCGTTCTCCCGCAAGCCGCGCCACCCCATGCCGACGCGCTCGCCGTCGGCGTCCGTGGTCGCGGCCAAGTCCTCGACCGTCTTGATGTGCAGCATGCGCAGGCGCTCGGCCATGGAGCGGTTGACGCCCGGCCAGGCGGACAGCGGCGTCCCGTTCAAGGGTTCCTCCTGTCCTTTCTTCCAGGCTTCGTAAGCCGGCCGAATCAGCTGGTAGACCGCCGGGCTTGAGCGTTCGAGTCGGTGCATCTTCTCGCGGGTTGTCGATCCGTTCGACCCCTTCTTGACGTATTCGACCCAATCGACGGCGCGCATTTGCGGGTCGGACGGCGCGCGCTTGCCGGACGGGGATAAGACCTCCTCGTAAATCGTCTCGAATGAGAGCACGGCGATGTGCGGCGTAGTCGATTCGCGCGCTTCGGTGTCAGTGGCCATTGGCAATCACTCCGTTGGGCTTGGCCGCCGACAATTCGGCCGCCACCTTGCAGTAGTGCTGTAGAAACCCGTCTCCGTGCAGGCGAAGATCAATTCGCTCGTCGGTATCGTCCAGCGGAGGCTCGCCGGCGGCCTTGGACGACCGCTCCAAGAGCGCCAGGTTTTCGACGAACCCGCGCGCGACGGCGATCCAAGTCGCCGAGGTGCGGAACCAACGATCGCCACAACGGACCTCGGTCTCGTCCTGCCGCGCGCCCGAATGCAGCCCGGCGTGCTGCCCGCCGGCGGCGTCGAAAGAGCAGTCCATGCCGTGGATGGACATTCGCCGATAACCCTGAGTAAACAGCACGTTGACCGCCCGGCATCCTACGGACCCGCCGCCGCAGATCATGAACCCGTCGGGGTCGATCTCGGTGAGTATCTGTAGAGATTCCTCGGTGTTGACCGGGTGCCACAAGCGCACGTCGTGGTCTTTCAGCTGCGTCACGAGGTCCGGGTGTACGGTGGACGCCAACCAGTACGAGGTTTGCGGGTTCGGGCGCCTGGTGAACGCGCATTTGTGCACGCGTGGATCGACCTCGATATGGGCGTCCGGCACGACGCCGCGCTCAACCAGCCAATCATGGGCGCCGGACACGGTGACAAGAAGGGCGCCGGTCATGGCGCGCTCGATCGGAATCGCCGTCCAGGTGTCGCGGAGCGACGGACCGTAGCAAGCGATGATCGCGCGGCGGTCGTGTCGCGGGTGTTCCGACAGGCGCGCCGATACGCGCTCGCAATTAGCGCGTGCCTGCTCAAGACGAACGTCGTCGGCGACGGCGCCGCGCACGCGGAGCTCGCCAACCGCGACAATCGGCTGAACGACGGCGGCGAGTTCGCCCTTGCCCTCGCACCATTGGACGATGCGGAACCACTTTTCCAGCGCCGCGCGCCACCACGATGGCGCCTCAACGATCAAGTGCGCGTTGCGCCCGTCGGCTAGATGCTTTATTGCCGGCCGCGTCGCGATGTTCAAAAAGACGGCCTTGCCGGCCAGCGCGGCGATATGTTTCAGGACATCATCCAGGCATTCCGGCTCGACATGCTCCAGAACGTCCGTGCAGACGACTACGTCCGCCTTCTCTGGTGCCGCGTCCTTGCCGGGGATGGCGGGGTCATACTCGCGCATCCATTCCGGCGCGCCGAGCTCGGCCCGCAATGTTCCTTGGCCGCAACCATAATCAAGCACGTTCTCCGCCGCGCATGTTTGGCGCAGGGCGCGGACGGCCTCGGCCCAGCGCGCTCCGCCGGCGCCGTAGTGGCCACGAGCGTGCAGCGCGATGTTAAGGGCGCGATAGTATTCCGTGATGAGCATGATTGTCAGGCCAAAGCGGGGCGGCTCGCACCGCCGCCCCGCACGATGGTCAATACTACAACGTCGCTGCGCGCCTCACTGTCGGATACGCCGCCACGGCCCCGACGGCGCTCACGCCGCCGGCGGACGCCGCGCTCCCGAGAACGACGCCCTGGATCATCTGCGACGTAACGGCGTCGTCTAGGACGCCGGCCGTCGCGGTGATGTAGAGCGCCACGGCCACGGCACACGACGCGGCGGCCCGGATCGTCGGGTTGCCGCGCGCCATGACCCATCCGTGATCGCCCGCCGTGAAGGCGACTTGCGCGAATCCAATCTGGTGATTGGACTTGCTCAGCGCCTCCGTGATCGGCGCGGCGTTGCCGTTCGCCTTGATCGCGACCGTGTCGTACTGCGTGATCGCGATGGACGCCAGGACAAAGACCCAGTCGTTGCCGGAATGGTCGGTGTAGCGATCGAGCTTGCTGAACGCCCGGCCGTCCGTCAACGAGCTGAGCGTCGCCGACGTAAGTGCTCCGATGAGAGATGTCATGTTGTCCTCCCTAGGCCGCGTCGATGAGAACGCCCTGGAGAGAGCGGTTCGAGCAGCACAGATTGCCCATCCAGAACAGCGGGATGGTGACGGCATCCTGGTTGACGGACATCTTCTCGTCGCTCCGGGACCAGTTCGCGTCGCGATGCACCACAAGCTCCAGATAGTCCGTGTTGATGAAGTACATCTTCTCGGCCGTCGTGCCGAAGTTGGTATTGGAGTCGAAGATGACGTCAGCCGTCACGAACTTGAGAGCCTGGAAGCCGGTCGTCGCGCGATCGTCGCTTGCATAGCGCTGCAAGTCTTGCACCGATTCCCAGTAGACCGCGAAGAAATCGTGCGATGACACGATGATGTCCGGCTTGTCGTTGCCGCGAACCAGGGAAAGCCAGATCGCATTCATGTCGCCCCTGATCGTGGACTTGGTCCACGCCCCGGAGCCCGCCATCTCGCGGAACTTGTTTTGCCAGAACGTATATGTCGAGGAGTTGATCCCGCCGACCGTGCCCGTTCCGGCGTTCTGGATGATGTGCGCCAGCCCACCCATTTGGTTGGCGAGCGCTCCGTCGGAGTAGATGTCAACGCTCGTCTTGTTCGCAGCGGTGCGAAAGGCGTTCTTGACGCGCGCCTCCGCGAGATCGATGAGCTGATTGCGCCCGCTGTTCATGCGCAACTCGCGTCCGGACGCCGTGATGTGCACCGCCGCCTGGACCCAGTCGAACTTGGCCGCCGACATAACCTCGGAGGCGTCGATGTTCAGCGCGTCGTAGCCGGAATAGCGCTGATATGTTGCGTTCTCGGCATAGTCGAGCGGCTTCACGATCTCATAGCCGCCGTCCTTGATGCTGATTCGTCCTTTCCGCTTGAGACGGTTGTAGAGGGCGTTGTGCGTGCTCACGTTGTCGGCCACAATTGTCGTGTGGTCGCGCAACGTCGTCGTCACCATTTCGGTGAACGTGCTGTTTGCCGATGGCATTGGATATCACCTTTCAGGCGGTTTGCGCCCGTTGGTAGCCGCGTTCGAGACTGTCGCGCAGCGTCTGTCCCGGCTGGGACGTCGCGCCGGCCTTGCTCGTGACGTTGGTCTCGGCGATCCGTCTGGCCTCTGACGCGCGGGTCTTCGCTTCCGCGAGTCGCTTGGCCTCCGCCGCCTGCTTTTCCGCTTCGAGCACGCGCGCGCGCGTCGTCGGATTGGCGTAGACGGCCATGTCATACGCTTGGGCGAAATCAGCCGCCCTGCCGTTCTTCAAGAGGAGGCCGATGTCATTCGCCACCTCGTCAAAATGCGGCCGGAGCGGGTTGCCGTTGGCGTCCTTTTCATCGGCGAAGGCGTTGATCGCCGATTGGATCGCGTCGAGACGCGTCTGTTGCGAGGCGCGGTCGAACGCTTCGAGCCGGGCCTTGACTTGCGACAGCTCCCTGCGTGTTTCGGCTACATACGGGTCAAGTTCCGCGATGTTTTCAGACGGTTTGGCCAACTGTCCAAGGTCGATGCCCCACTGCTCCGCTGTCCTGCGGATCAAGTCGAGCTTTTGCTGCGGGCTCCCGACCCGGAGCACGTAGGCAGCCGGAAGCAGCGCCTCGACCACCTGAGCGGGTGTCGCCCGCTCGGCGCGAATCATTGCCTCGTATGGTGCCAGCGCGCGACCGATATCGTCCGCGAGCTTCGCCTTTTCGCCAAGCTGGCCGTGGAGATCGTCGATGCCCTTGCGCATCTCGGATTCCCGTTGCGCGATGTAGGCGCGCAAACCGGGGTCCGCCTTGCGAAAGAGATCGTGCTTTTCCGCCGCCCACGACTTCGGAATGTCAATTTCCGCCGTCGCCGGCTTCGCGGGGTCCGGGGTGTCAGCCGCCGGGGTGAGTTCTGTCTTGTCCTGGTCCGCCGCCGGCGCCGCGCTCTTGGCAAAGCGCCCGTCCGGCCCGCGCGCGGGTGCGTCCGAGGCCGTCTTTGGAGCGGCCTCTTCGGCAGGCGCGGCGGGCGGCGGCGATTCTGGCGCATCCGCCGGAACGGCCGGCGGCGGTTCGGTGTTCATGCGGTCCCATACCGCGCCCATGGTATCGGTCATGCTGGGTCCGGTTTCGGCGTCATCGGCCATTGCGGAGCTCCCTCTGGAGATGGGTCAATTGCGGATCGGGATCGTAGGTTGTCGGCCGGGCCGGCCTGTCATCGGCGAGCGGGAGCCCGTGCTTCCGAGCAAATCGTTCATTGTGGTATTCGGCCTTGAACTCGGTCGGATCGACCTCGCGGCAGTGGCCGCGCTTCAAGTCCTCGCGGCGCGCCGCCCGCCCTTCAATCCATCCGGTGCCGAGCGGCGATCGGTAGCCCGGCAGGTCGCGCCATATATGCACGCCGCCCTTGGGCGCGGCCCTATGTTTTTCGACCAGCTTGCCGTTGCGCAGCACGTAAGTCGTCATGTCACGGTCCGCTCAGTAGCATGAGAAGCGTCGTCTCGTCGTCGTCCAGCATGCGCTCATATATCTCAAGCAGGGCTTCGGCGGCCCTGAGATCGCGCGCCAATGCCGCAAAGTCTATCGCCGCCGCCGGAGGCAGCGCCATATCCGAGCCGGTCTTGACGTGCGGCGCCACGGCCGCCTGCAATTCTTTGACGGCGACCGGCGGCGATTCGGCCTCGCGCGCCTCGCCAATGATTTCAGCGTAGGCGCGTTCGAGCTCTCGCCGCAGGTCGAGTTCGTCATCGCGGGACCATTCGAGTCCCTTGCGGCGGAGCTCGCCACGGCGATACGGGAGCCATCCGCCACGCAGCGCCGTCGCCTCGGTCCCGCCGCCCGTGGTGCTGAGCGGTGCCGGCACGGTCAGGACGTCAACGTCGCCGATGTTGTTCGTCCCCGCCGCGAGGCCGCCGACCTGTACGACGCGCAGCGCCCCGGAGCCGTTTATGCTGAACGGGATATAATCGCCGTCCGCCGCATGCGGGGTGCCGGAATCCTGGCGGACGCCGAGGACGAAAACGCCGGTATCGCCCGAAGTATGAACGGCGTCCTCGTCCTTGCCGAGCGCCGTCGCTCCGCTTCCGGGCAGGACGCGCGTCACATCTACATCGAGGCCGTTGGTCGCATCGCCGCCGACGAGCGCGGCCGACGTCGCCCTGATCTGTACGGGAAACGGGTTCGCGGTTGATACATCGCCGTCGTTCACGCCATCGGCGCCATGCACAAGCTTCGTCCGAGGATAATGGACGCCGGTAATGTCATCGGCCGCAAATGTCGCGCCACCTACTCCGGGGTCCGCTACAACGTTGTCGGCCATCTACCGTACTCCCAACAGAGTCTGGAAATTCGTCGTGCGGCCAGCCACGACCGCCGCCGCCTTGAACGGCGATGCCGACGCGACGGGAATGAGATGCGCATATTCAGCCCATGTCGCGCGGGCGAGCGCGTCCGCAGCGGTAAACCGACGCGCGAAGAACCGCACATAGACGAGCCGCCCGTCGAACTTGAAATCGCCGGTGCCGCCGACGTCGTCTGCCGTGCCGTAGGCAGTCCAAGTGACAGCGCCCATTATGCCCTCGCATCCTTGACGTGCCCGACCTTGACGAAGCCGATCTTGAGCTCAACGCCGCGGCTCACGGTCTGGTTCACGATGTTGCCGATGTTGGTCCGCGTCTGAGTGCCGGCGCCGAAGGCGTCCAGCATGACGGCGCGCGCGTTCGTGCCGGTGCGCACGTCGATGGCGCCACCGAGCGAGAGAACGAGCTTGACGTTGTCCTTCTTGTCGGCGGCGAGTGCATTGTATTCGGAGGCGACTGGGGCGTTGAACATCTCCGCGCCGCTCAGGCTTTCGCGCTCGACCGTTCGGTTCGCCGTGTTCAAGCTCGATGCGGCTTGCGTGTCTGTCATGCCGGCGTAACCGCGCGCCAGCGGGTCGGTGAGTAGCTCGGTGCGAAGGACGGTTGACATGCGTCACCTCCAGAACGAGTCAAGCATCGCGAGAGTGCCGGCGGCGGCTATAAGCACAGCCGTCCCGACGATGAACGATTTGACGGCGGCCACGAAGAACAACATCACATCACCAGCTGTGTCGAGCGCGCGACCGCCGGGTTGGTATGCTCCAGCGCGCGCAGTGTCTCGTGTATGATCGTCATCGGCATTACCCGTTCGCGGCCGAACTTGTCCGGCACGCGCAACTCCTTCAGCGCCCAAAGCTGGCGCGGGGTGCCGGTTATGGAGGCCGACTCGCAGCCGATCAGGTTGAACCAGATCGTGATAGCGTCATCGGCGCCCATCACACCACCACCCAGCTCGGGCGCGCAGACGAACGAGATCGGTCACATGTTGGCCGCCTGGGACACGTGCCCAGGCGCTGCTACGACGACCGGCACGAGCTCGAGGGCGCGGGCGCGCACGACATCGCCGTAGTCGGCGATTGGATCGCCCGGCTTCCAGTCGAGCGGTACTGCGACGCACATCGCGACCGGCACGATCACGCGATCGCCGGATGAGCCGGTGTTGAGGGGGAGAAAGTTCACCGAGGCGAGCGGGAACGAGACGATCACGGTGAACGCGGGCGCCCCCATGAACGTCCAGTGCTCGGGGCGCAGGATGTAGCGTGTGATCGCCCCGCGCGCCGCCATCGCGATGAGCGCATCGGCGATTGATGGGCGCACGCGGATATTGCCGAGCGGTTGACGCTTGGTAGCCATGTGAGCCTCCTTCGTTTCATATCCGAGCGGCAGTAAACCGCCATCGGTCGTCGTCATTCAGATTGATCCGTTGTCTGTGTGCGAACCTGCTCAGCATCACGCCACCAACCGGACGCCGGAAGCGCGCCCGTCCGGTCCGCGAACGATCTCGCGCGGTGCCTTCATCGTATCCGCGAGAGCGGTGAACGCCTCGGCGATCGATTGCTGCGTCGCCGCGTTCGACTCCATCATGAGCTTGAATCCCTCTTGGAGCGTCTGCGCCAGCGCGGTCACCGCAGCCTGCGCGTCCATTTGCGGCTTCGCGCGCTCCATCGCGGCCTCGCGCGCCTCGCCGCGCGCGTCCTGCCCGTCAAGGATTTTCGACGCCTCCAGCGCGAGCTTCACGCTCGCCTCGCGCTCGCGAAGCGACAATTCGCGTTCCTTCAAGGCGATCTCACGCGCTTTCAGTTCCGCGTCGGACTGCGCCTTGGCGGCGTCGCCCTTCAAGCGCTCGCCTTCCAGGACCGTCTTCGCCTGCGCCTGCTCGGCGTCGATATCGAGCCGCCGCATCTCGACCGAGGTTTTCGCCTCCGTCTCCGCCGCGCGCGCCGTTGTTTCGGCTTGCAGCTTCGCTTGCTCCGCCGCGCCCGGATCGGGACGTGGTTGAGCGGCCGCGTCCGCGCCGGATTGTGAGAGGCGATCGAGAGCGTCTTCCGCCTGTTTCCCGAGCTTGAACTGCCGCGAGAAGCCCGAAAGCAAGTCCGCCGCCACGTCCATCGGCACCACGCCGGCCTGTACGGCGGGCCCGATCGCCGTGATGTATGCGCCGAGGCCTTGGACAAAGTCGCCCATCGTCTGTTGCGCCCGCGACGTATCCGCCTGGATTGTCGAATCCGTTTCAATGTCGATACGGTAGGCGCGCACAACGTCGTCGCGCAAGAACGCGAGCAACTTCTCGTCAACCGCGATGCCTGTCATGATGGAAAGCTGTTCCATCGAAAAATGATTGGCGATGATTTCGGCCTTGAGCCGGAAGATGTCGCGACAGAACCGCTGCACCTCCGTCTGCCGATCCTGAACGCGCAAGCTGCCCCATTGCGCCTTGATGCGCTGCGCCCCCAGCGTCTCTTGCGGGTTCGTTACCCCGCGCAATATGTCGGCGATCCCCGTGATCTCATAGATCGCGCGCTTGATCTGCTCGCGCGCCTCGTAAAGCTTTTCGACGACGAGGATCGCCTGGTCGATCGGCATCAGCCAGATCGCGCGATCAAGGCCGCCATCGACGCTGAACTGCTGCAGTTCGTCGCCGGGGATGAGTGTGCCGTCGCGCGCCGTCTCAAGCCGCGTCAAAACGGAAGCCAGCCGCGCATCGGCAACACCGCGCCATTTCAAAACTGACAGAAGGCCGTTGATGCGCTGCGTTATGCGTTCGAGCTCGTCCGCCTGATCGCGATAGACGTAGTATTCCTCAAGCGGCACGAGCGAATCTATGCCGTCTATCGCGTAGATCGGGCGCGGGATCGGGAAGAACTGCTCCAGCCGCAGCACGTCGTCATCGTCGCGGATTGGCGCGTGCGGCCAGCCGCGCGACAGAAACAGCACGCGCCGGCGTTCCTTGTCCCATACCTCCCATACCTCAGCGCGCTTGAATATGTCCGGCGTGGCGGAGTGCCCTTCGCGCTGTTCCGTGCCGTCGATGCCCATGTCGAGAGGAATCTTCTCGCCGATGTCCGGATTGAGCTGTCGCAACTGATCGCGCGTGAGCGTATGACGAAACGCGATCCATGGCACATCCTGCCACCGCTGCGCCGGGCCGTGCCGGAAGTCCGCCCATGGCACTGGCTCGCATTCGACCGACTGGTATGCAATCTGATCGTCCTTGACGATCGGCGCGTAACGAACGCGCGCAACGCCGCGCCCGGGCAAAAGAACATGCTTGACGCACGCCTTTATCGTGCGGTCGAAGTCGTAGGCATCGACGGAAAAGCTGAGCGCCCGCTCAAGCACCTGCGCTCCGAGCTTGGCCAACGGGTCGTTGTCGCGGAATCGGCGACGGACGTCCGGTGACGGCGTTGAGTTGTAGAGCGACGGCGCCAACGTTTCGACGTTCGAGTACAGGATCGGAAACGCGCGGCCCTTGCGCTGCTTCGCCTCCGAGTAGATGTCGATCGCGTTTTGCGCGCGTTCGCGCCACTTGCGCTCCTCCTTGCTCGCGAGATCGATCGCCTCAAGCCACAACCGGACGAGGCCGGATGAACCCTCGCCGGCATCGGCGCGCGTCTCGAACGTTCCGGATTGAGCCGCCGCGTCAACGATCATCGCTTATCGGCCGCGCAGAATAGGCGTGAACCCGACGATGGTCGGACCGGCCGCCGAGCCGATCGCGGCGACGCCGGTGATCGCCGAGTTGACGCCGACAATCACCGTGCCGAGCGGCGGCAAGATCAAGTCGGTCGTTATCACGGCGGTCTGCGCTCCGACGCCGAATCGGACGGCGACATACAGCGTCGCGGATGTGTTGACGATGTACATCTCATCACAGCCGGTGCAATCAACCGTCCCGCCGACGGATGATCCGGTCGCTGATACGACGATGCTGCCGCCGGGCAGGATGCCGATAGCTTTCATGGTTCTTGCTCCTCGTCGCCAATTCGGCGGCGACGCTGCCGTTCGATGATCTCTCGGATGGATAGGTTCGATCGCATCCCGCCCGTCGCGGTTGCGGCGTAGTCGTACACCGGCGGCGCCGGCGCGACGACGGTCCGCACGAACGGCCGCGACATCGCCGCATAGCGCGTCTCGTCAGCCGCGTGATCCTCGCCCGTCGTATCGACGTCCTCTGGCCGCGCGACATCGTGCTGCACGGCCGGCAGCGTGCGGATCGTGTCCACACAGGTCGAAAAGAAGTAGATCATGGGCCGGCCGTCGTCGCCGTTGAGGCGCGCGCGCAGTTGATCCCATCCCGAAAGCGCGCCGCGCCGCGCCACGCGCGTGTTATCGGCGTGGTGGAACGTGCCGATGCCCTCACGCCTGCTGCTCGTTCGCGCGGCAAGTGAGAGCGCGGTGTTTATGCGTTCGGCGATGGACGGTCCGCCGTCCGCGCGAAACGCTGACGGATCGAGCACGCCGTAAGAGATGCGCTCGGCTCCGTCGCGAAGCGCGATGCCGCGTCCCACTTCCGATGCGTCCATCTTGAGCCCTTCGTTCGGCGCGCTCGCGCCGTACCATTCGCGGTATTTGACCAGCGCGCCGCGCGGAAACGTCTGCAGCCCGCCGTCCGATACCGCATACCACCCGACGCTGAACGGGTGCGCCGAACCCCAGTCCATCGCGCGGAAGCGCAACCATTCTTCCGGCAGCGCACGCGGCGCCACGACGTGCTTCTCGGCGGAGAACTCCGGGAAGTACGCTCCCGCGATGACATTCCAGTCGCCTTCGAGCCAAGCGCGCACCAGCTCGGGCGACCCGCTCATTTGCAACGTCGTCACGTAATCGCTGCCGAGATAGGCGTTGTCCGTCACGCGCGCTGGGATGTAGACGCGCTCGCGCCTGGCCTCCGAGCCGTCGAACGGATTCGTGTACGTGGTCGCGATGATCTGCCAGCCGCGCGGTGCCGGATCGATGTAGCGCGCCTTGACCCAGCCGTGGCCCGGCCCTCCAGGGTTGCCCGTTGCGCGGAACCCGACAGGCACGCCGGCACCGGATCGCAGCGTGGCCATCAGCTTCATGACGGGCGACTGCGATGGAAAATTGCCGAGCTCCTCGACGTAGACGCGCGTGTAGCTGTGGCCTTGATAATTCTCGGCGTCTGTGTCGCGCTCCAGATACGCCATGGTCAAGCGCGCGCCGTTCTGCGCTCGCCACGTCTTGGTCTCATCGTTGAACAACCACCCGAGCGGCCCGTAGATCGCGCGCGAGCGCTCGATCGTATCTCTGAGCTGTTTCAGCGTTCGCCTCACCATAAGGCC